AGCCACCACTCCGCTTGCGGGGACGGAGCTGTTTGAGTCTGTTCAGGGCGGCAACAGCCGCAAGGTGGCAGCAGCCGATATTGCGAACACCGCCACTGCCGTGGCCTACAACAGTCTTTCGGGTCGCGCATACATTTCAGCTTATACTGCGGCTGACCAGACTGGCAGTGTTTCTGCTGGCACTGCATGCCTGCTTAGCAGCACATCCTTTAGCAGCGGTATCAGCATAGCCAACAATGGCAGCGGCAATCCGACCCGGATCACCTTCGCGGCTGCTGGCACTTACATGATCGCGCCCAGCATCCAGCTTAAAAACTCGGACAGCAGCGATCACGATGTCACCATCTGGTTCGCAAAGAACGGATCCAACATCGCCAACTCGGCCACCACTGTCACGGTGCCCAAGGCTGCAGATGGCGGATCCTCATTCTTTCAGATCGTGTTCTATGAGCAGGTGACCGCTGGCCAGTATGTCGAGATCTACTGGCTCCCCGAAAACGTGGCTGTCACACTGGACTATACCGCTGCTGGCGCCATTGCTCCGGCAATCCCCTCTGTGATCGTCTGTGCGGAAAGGATCGCCTAATGCGCGGCAAGAAGGAAGTCTGGGAGAAGCCTCGTCCCGAGGGTCTCGGTAAGCCAAAGTCTCTCTCGCCCGGCGAGAAGGCTGCGGCCAAGTCTATGGCTCGCAAGGCCGGTCGGCCATATCCGAACTTGGTCGATAACCTCAGGGCGGCGCGGAAATGACGGCCAGCGGCACATATGACTTCGTCGATTCTGAACAGGTCGATATCATCACCGAGGCTTATGAGCGATGCGGGCGCAACCCCTCATCGCTTTCTTCGCAGGATGTGAACAGCGCCACCCGGTCCCTGAACTATCTGTTCTCGGACTGGGCGAACGACGGCCCGAACCTGTGGGAAGTGGACCTCGTGGCTCTTCCTCTCGTGGCGGGGCAGGCGTCCTATACACTGGCTGAGGAGACCGTTTACATCCTGCAGGCCTACACACGGATCACCACGGGTGGTGTCAACAACGACATTATGATCCAAGCGATCAGCCGGGCGGAATACGCTGCCATCCCGAACAAGTCCGCGTCAAGCCAGCGCCCGTTCCAGTACTACTTCCAGCGCACAGCTACGCCTAGCCTGTTCCTGTGGCAGGTGCCTGACAACAACAACGTCACGCTCTACTACTACCGGATGAAGATCCAGCAGGATGCTGGTGCGCTGGTGAATACGCTCGATGCGAACAACCGCTGGATGGAGGCTATCGCTGCGGGGCTAGCTATGAAGCTGGCGACTAAGTTTGCGCCTGATCGCCTCCCCATGCTGATCCCGCAGTATGACGCGGCCTATGCCCGGGCTAAGGCTGAAGATCGTGAGCGCGTGGCGCTGCGCATCACGATTGATCCGACTGGAGGCATGTGATGCAGTACGCACACGGTGAGGGCCGCAAGCGCCGCACGAAGCCAGAGTTCGATGCTAGCAATCCTCAGGGCATTGCGATCTGCGATGGCTGTGGTTTCCTCGTGCAGCATTCCCACCTCAGGGAAAAGAAGGACTATCGCGGCGGAACAACCCCGGTAGGCCTGAGCCTCATGGTATGCGCATCCTGCGACGATGTCCCGCAGCCTTACTACCGGCGCCTTCTGTTGAAGCCTGACCCTGTGCCGCTGCAGAACCCGCGCCCCGATTCCAATGACGCGCAGACCAATGCCCAAACGGCTACGGCGAACGCGTACTCCCTTTACCTCAACCAGTTATACGGGCTTGCGTGACATGATAGAACAACTGATTGCCCGCGTGTTCCACACTCGCAATGTAGCCCACTGGTCGCACTGGCGCTCTACCGGGGAAGGCAGCTATGCCAAGCATCAGGCGCTTGGTGACTTCTACGATGGCATCATCGATGCGCTGGATCCTCTGGTCGAGGCCTATCAGGGCGCTTACGACCTTGTCGGAAGCATCCCGCAGCCCGATTCCAAGGGTAAGGACATCCTCGCCCTGCTCGAAGATGATGCAGCTTGGATCGAGGCCAACCACGAAAAAATCTGCAAGGGCAACAGAGCTATAGCAAACCTCATTGACACATTGACCGGAGCGTATTTGTCGGCAATCTACAAGCTGCGGAACCTACGGTGAGTGCGTCGGCGATGGACTATCAAGTGCTGTTCAACATTTTCTTTGGCATAGCAGGCTTCCTCGGAGGTTGGGTGCTAAATAACCTCAGTAAGGCCATCGAGCGCCTCGATGCCGATGTGCGCGCCATGCCCATGACCTACGTCTCGAAGGACGACTGGCGTGACGCTATGCGCGAGATGAAAGAGGAGATGCGCTCCGGCTTCGATAAGATCGACCATACGCTAGGCACGATCTTTAAGAAGCTGGACCGAAAAGAGGATAAAGCCTGATGGCAATCGTACTCGGAGAGCGCTCACTGTCTCGTCTGGTAGGCGTGCATCCCGACATGGTTCGTGTCGTGAAGCGCGCTGCGGCCACTTCTGACCTTGACTTCACGGTACTGGAGGGGCTGCGCACACTGGATAGGCAGCATCAGCTTTTCAAGCAGGGCGCAACCAAGACGATGAACTCGCGCCACCTGACGGGCCACGCAGTCGATCTGGCTCCGATGCTGGACGGCAAGGTATCTTGGGACTGGCCGCTTTACCACAGGCTAGCCAAGATCGTGAAGGCTGCAGCCGCAGCCGAAAATGTCCCAATCACTTGGGGCGGTGACTGGCGGTCTTTTAAAGATGGGCCGCATTGGGAGCTTCCTTGGAAGCAATACCCGAAAGGAAAATGATATGCTCAAGGGATATCGCACTTATGTCATGGCTGGCCTCGGCGTTGTAACCGCTGCCGCCAGCTACCTCGTCGGCGATGTTGATCTGCTGACCGCACTCAATGCCGCCTTCACTGCAGCGGCTGTTGCCTTCCTCCGCCGGGCAGTCTGACGAGGACTGTTAAAGGCGTCTAAAATAGGGTAGGGTCAGTCATGCCTGTTGCAATGACCTATAACAGCCTGTTGAACGATATGCGCGCTTACCTTGAGCGCGGTTCAACACTTGCGACTGACCCTACCGTTTACGAGCAGCTGCCCAGCCTGATCAATCTGGCTGAACGGCGTCTGGCTCGCGAGCTTAAAATCCAAGGCACGGTCACCGTGATGACCGGAAATTTCACTGCCGGAACCCCGGTCTACGCCAAGCCGAACCGATGGCGCGAGACGGTCAGCATGAACGTCGGCACTGGGACCGGCAGCAATACTCGCAAGGAGATCTTCCCGCGCTCCTACGAGTACTGCCGCACCTACTGGCCTGACGATACGCAGACCGGCACGCCACGCTTCTATGCTGACTATGATTACAGCAACTGGCTAATCGCACCCACGCCGGCAGCGAACTCGCCCTTCGAGGTGCTGTTCTACGAGCAGCCGGAATATTTGGACGACACGAACCAGACGAACTGGTGGACTGAGTACGCCCCGAACGCCCTGCTGTATGCGGCGCTTCTGGAGGCCGCTCCGTTCCTGAAGAACCCCGAAGCTATCCAGACTTGGGAGGGCTTCTACAATCGCGCAATCGCGTCCCTGAATGGCGAAGACATGCGCCAGATTGTTGATCGCGGCATCATCCGTAGGGAAGACTGAGATGACCACTTACACGAATGTTTTCGGCGGCACCGTAGTCTACTCTTCCGATGTCAGCTATCGGGCGGTCAGCCTGACGGCGAACACGCAGCTTTCTTGGCCGACTGAACTCGCGACGAACACCAACGTCGTCTCGCAGATCATGAATGTCACGGCCACTTCCGGCCCGTGGCAGCTGAAGATGCCGGAAGCCAACGATGCCAGCGTTGGCGAAACCACCCTGATCTTCAACGTCGGCTCGAACGCGTTCACCGTGACGGATGCCGGCGGAAACACCATCGTTAGCATCGCTCCGGGTCTGGCCTACCAGATCTTCTTGATCGACAACACGACCGCGAATGGTACGTGGTCGCAGGTGAACTATGGCGCGGGCACCTCGTCTGCCACTGCCGGCTCTCTTGCGGGTGCGGGCATCAAGGCTATCGGCACGTCGCTGAACCAGTCGATGGGTGTCACCACCTTCTCGGTGGATTACACGTTTCAGGTTACGCCTGACCGCTCGAACGCATTCATCTGGACCGGCGGCGCAGGCACTGCCACGCTTCCGCTCGCCTCGAATGCCGGGAACGACTGGTTCGTCCACCTGCGCAACAACGGCACGGGCGCGATTGCGCTGACGCCTTCCGGGTCGGATCTCATCAACGGCTCCGCCTCACTGACGTTCAACCCGGGCGACAGCGCCATTGTCACCTGCAGCGGAACTGGCTGGTACACGATTGGCTTCGGTCAGGCGGCTGAGTTCACGTTCGACTATGACTCGATCAGCCTTACCGGCGAGACCAGCCCGTACTCGCTCTCTGGCGCGAACCTGAACCGCATTGCGTACAACTTCGGCGGCACCCTGCTCGCCAACATGGACATCATCGTCCCTACGACGATCCAGCAGTACTGGGTGACGAACTCCACTGCGGGTGGCTATGACATCGTCGTCAAGACCCTCGCAGGCACCGGCATCACGGTTGCCAATGGCGAGTCGGCCATCCTGTATTGTAATGGCACGAACGTGGTGGACGCCGACTCTTCGGGTGTCGCCTATCCGATCTCCGTTGCGAACGGTGGCACTGGCGCAACCAATGCCACTGACGCGCGCACAAACCTGAGCGCCGCCAAGAGCGGTGTGAATGGCGACATCACGCAGATTACCGCTCTGGCTGATGGTGGTGCGAGCGGTCCTGCGGTTACCTTCGCTAGCGAGAACAACACTGGTATGTTCCGCGTCGGCGCGGGCAGCCTTGGCTTTTCCATTCTGGGCACTCAGGAAGCCAACCTCACGGCGTCTGGCTTCAACCTCGCTACCGGCAATGCGTTCAGTATCAATGCCACCTCCGTTCTGAACGCGACCACGCTGGGATCTGGCGTCGTAAACTCGTCGCTGACCTCGGTCGGCACGCTCACGAGCGGCGCACTGGGCACCGGCTTCACCACTGTTGCGGTTGCTCAGGGCGGCACCGGAGCCACCTCGCTGACCTCGGGCTATTTGCTCAAGGGTAACGGCACCTCGGCGGTGTCGGCGTCGGTGGTGTATGACGACGGCACGAATGTCGGCATCGGGACAAGTAGCCCCGGCGCGAAGCTGGATGTAAGCACTGGCACGAACAGCACCGTGCAGCAGTGGCAAGGTGCTGGCACAAACTTCAACCTTAAGTTGACCAGCGGCAATGCTGCTTCAACGAACGTGATGGCGTACCGCCTCGCTCTTGATTACCTGAGTGGGACGTTCACCAACAGTTTCATTGACTTCTACCGTGGGGCCGCAGGTAACGACGGCTTCCTGACCTTCGGAACTACCGGCACCGAAGTCATGCGCCTCGACGCATCGGGGAATGTCGGGATCGGGACTACCTCGCCCGTCCGCATCTTCAACACACGCACCTCCTCTACCATCACGGCGCGGTTCGAAAGCACCAGCACAGACAGCATCATCGAACTCGTCAACAGCGGCACGAACAGCACCACGCGCCCCAGCGTCGGCTCGTTCAATACCAATATGCTGTTCAGCACCAACGGCTCTGAACGCGCCCGCATCGACAGCAGCGGCAACCTCGGCCTCGGGACGAGCAGCCCGCTGTCGGTAGCCGGGTACAAGACGCTGTCCATCAATGATACCAGCGGCGGCGCATTGGCGCTGTACGTTAATGGTACTATTGCTGGCAGCATCGCGTCGTTCAGCAACGACATCTACTACGACAGTGTCGATGCTACCATCTGGCGGAACGGCGCGGCGTTCAACGGCGCTCCTACCGAACGTATGCGCCTCGACGCATCCGGCAACCTCGGGATCGGGACGAGTAGCGTAACCCCCGTCTTTGGGACGACCGTAAAAATCTACAACGCCGGGAACGGTGGTACTCTTGAAGTTG